GGCTGGTTCGAGTGGAGTGCTGAACCCGGAGCCGAGATAACCGATAAAGAGGCTTGGTATCAATCTAACCCGAGTCTTGGACATACAGTCCATGAGGATAATATCAAGGACAGTTTATCGGATCGCGAGGACATCTTTAGGACAGAAATTCTTTGCCAGTTCGTCTCGATGATTAACCCAGTCATCTCAGAAGCCGAATGGAAAAAGTGCAAAGTCGATAACCTGCCTCAGTTAAATGTCGAGGTCGATACTTGGATGGCCATAGATCTAAGCCCAGACCGAAAGCATGGCTCATTAGTCGCAGGCCAAAGAATCAATGGCGATAGGTTTATGGTCAGCCTTCTCCATACTTGGTTCAACCCAGTTAACCTCGATGATAAAGAAATGGCTAACGATATTGCTTACTGGGTGCGCAAGTTCCCGGTTAACGCCGTTGCCTATAGCAAGTCGACAGCCTCAGCGGTTGCAGCTCGATTATCACCAGCCGGGATTCCAGTCTATGAAATCAATAGCCAGGAATATCAGCAATCCTGCGATGAATTCGTCTCAGCGGTTTCTTCGATGCGCCTTGTCCATTCAGATCAAGAGGAACTAACTAAACAAGTCCTTAGCGCCGTTAAATTAACTCGAGGCGATGGCGGTTGGGTCATGGGGCGTAAAGCTTCTGGAATTGTTTGCGGAGCAGTTGCCTCAGCAATGGTTACTCACTTTGCGACACGCGCTGAATCTGAAGTAGACATTCAGGTAGGATAATGTCTAGACAGTAGCGTATAATATGTCCAATGGGAATCCGGGACATCTTTACATCATCAAAGCCAGCAGTCGAAATCACAGTCGATGCTGCTTCTACCCCTGCGCCGTTTAATAACACGGCTTCATTTAATCCTTTCGTATTTACACAGTCAGTAGCCAGCCGTCAACAGGCAATGGCAGTTCCAACTATTGCAAGAGCCCGTAACATTATCTGTTCGACTCTTGCAGCTCTTCCACTCGAGCAATACTCAAAGGTCGATGGATCGCACATGGGAACACCTGGAGTAATTAATCAGCCAGACCCACGCGTTCCCGGTTCAGCAATTTACGCATGGCTCGCAGAAGATTTACTATTTCATGGCGTTGGCTATGGACAAGTTATGGAGCAGTACGGAGACACAGGCCGAGTACGCGCTTGGACTCGAGTAGCACCAGATCGTGTCACTACTAAACTTAATAACAATCAAACAGAAATCGTTGGCTATCAAGTAGACGGCTCAGTAGTTCCAACTCAAGGAGTCGGTTCTCTTGTCGTGTTCTACGGACTCGATGAAGGCTTACTTAATCGCGCAGGCCGCACAATCCGCGCAGCTCACGCATTAGAGCAAGCAGCAGAAACTTTTGCTAAAGAGCCAGTACCACTACAAGTCCTAAAGTCGAATGGCACTAATCTTCCAGCAGAGCGAATCTCTAAGCTTCTTGAATCATGGAGAACTGCTCGCCTTACAAAGTCAACTGCGTTCCTTAATGCAGATGTTGAATTGCAGGCGTTGGGCATCGATCCAGCCAAACTACAGCTAAATGAAGCTCGTCAATATGTCGCTTTGGAATTGGCTCGCGCCTGCAACCTTCCTGCATACTTCGTAAGCGCAGAAAGCACCAGCATGACATACAGCAACTCAGTATCAGAGCGCCGTTCACTTATCGACTTCTCAATGAAGCCAATCCTAGCAGCCATTGAACAGCGTTTATCTATGCCGGACTTTTGCCCTTCAACTGGTGAGATTCGATTTAGCCTAGATGAATTCCTGCGCTCAGATGCTCTACAGCGCGCTCAAGTATATGAAATTCTTAATCGCATCGGTGCAATGAGTGTCGAGCAGATTAGAGAAGAAGAAGATCTAATTGATAACAAGGAGACCCGATGAAGATAACAATGCCATACGCCATCACGGCGGCTGATACAGAGTCTCGCATTATTGCAGGCCGCATTGTGACATGGAACGCTGAAGGCAACACATCAGCAGGCCGCACTATGTTTAAGTCTGATTCCATCACAATGGCAAAGAACATCAAGCTAGTTCTACAGCACGATGTCACTCGCCCACTTGGAAAGATGGTCTCATTCTCAGAAGATGAAACAGGCATCACAGCAGAATTTAAAATCGCAAAAACAACAGCCGGTAACGATGCCCTCGAGGAAGCTGCAACTGGCCTTCGCTCAGATTTCAGCGTTGGGGTCGATGTCGAGGACTGGGATAACGAGGATGGCGTAATGGCTATCAGCGCATCTAACTTAATTGAGGTTAGCCTTGTAACAGACGGTGCAATCCCGGGCGCAGAAGTCGCGAAAGTAGCGGCAGTCGAAAATGAAGTTTCTGAGACATCTCAGGAAGAAACACAACCAACCACAGAAGGAGAACAAGTGTCAGACACTACCGTTCCAGAAGTTGCTCCTGCCGCAGAAACGGTAGAGGCTGCAAGAGTTGAAGTTAAGGCTGCAACAGCACCTTACATTTCAACAACTGTTCGTAACCCAATCGTGGATAAGGCTTCTTATCTCGAGCATTCAGTTCGTGCCTCACTAGGCAACGAAACATCAAAGATGTATGTTGCAGCAGCAGCAGACACAACAGACAACGCTGGTCTCGTACCAACTCGTCAACTTACAGAGGTAATCAACGGCATTTCAAACGCTGATCGCCCATTCATTGATTCAATCTCTCGCGGAGCTCTACCAGATGCTGGTATGTCTTTCGAGATTCCTAAGATCACAGTTGCTCCAACAGTTGCAGTCGCATCTGAAGGCGGAACACCATCAGAGACAGACCAGAACGCAGCGTTTGTAACTGTCAATGTTCAGAAGTTCATTGGACAGCAGACATTTTCACTCGAGCTTCTAGATCGCTCATCACCAGCGTTTTTTGCTGAACTCGTACGCCAAATGGAATACGCATACTCAAAGGCAACAGATAACGCAGTTGCAACAGCAATGGTCAACGGCGGAACAGACGGCGGAAACCGCGCAGCACTTACAACAGGTGCGCTTGTTGCAGACTTCGTGTCAGATGCAGCAGTTTCTATCTACAAGGGAACTCTTGGATTTGCCCAGAACATCTGCGTATCTCCAGAACAATGGGGCGCTCTAATGGGCTTGGTCGATGGTTCAAATCGCCCAATTTTCCAACAGACAATCAACCCACAGAACGCTGGCGGAACTCTAACTGCAACAGCAATTCGCGGAAACCTTCTCGGGCTTAACCTTCGAGTATCACGCGCTCTAACAGATGGTTCAGGCCTCGGAGATAACTCACTTATCGTTATCAACCCAGATGCTTACACCTGGTACGAATCACCACGCCTATCACTCCAGACAAACCTCATCTCAACAGGTCAGGTTCAAGTTGGATACTACGGCTACGGCGCAACAGCAACAAAGCTTGGCGCAGGCGCTTACCGTTTCATGGTTGCGTAGTCAAAAACTAATCATGGGGGGGCTGCTGCTCCCGGTGGCTCCCCCAGTCGTTTAACAGAGAGGATACAGAGATGGCATCGATAGTCACCGTAGCAGAGCTAAGGTCAATCCTTGGCGTCTCTGTATCCCTTTATAGTGACGCATATCTAACCGATGTGATAGATACAGCTGAGGCCGTAATTTTGCCTATGCTCGTCACTTACGCATCACCAATATCCCGTGTTGAACTCCAGGATAACATTGCCTATTACACAGTCCTAGGCGAGAACAATTTTTCAGAGGGTCAGAGCGTAGTTATTACAGGCTGCGGAACCCCATTTAACGGAACCTTTACGATCTTAGAATCTAGCAACTATGACATCGATACTTATGTCATGAACTCTAATTCTCGAGTATTCGTAGATGGCGTTTATCGTGACTTTAACGGATTCTTCACAGTCTCAATTACTAACGCAGACATCGATGGCCGTAATGTCATCCCTTCAGGCAAGGCTACCCTTTCAGGCGCAGCTACTTATGTCGGAGTTAGCGCAGTCGAGTCAGCAGTCCTAGCAGTCTCAGTAGAAGTATTCCAATCTCGTATCGCTCCTGGTGGACAGATCGAAGGAATCGACTTTACTAATGTCAGCCCTTACCGCCTAGGGCGCAGTCTCTTTAACCGCGTATCAGGACTCTTAGGGGCATACATCGACACCGATTCAATGGTGCAGTAATGTCTACGATTCTCGACACAGTACGCCAGCCGCTAGCCAATGCCTTCGCTAATGTTGCAGGCAATGTCTACGCCTATGTGCCAGAAGCGCCCATGGTTCCTTTCGTAGTGACAGTCCCAGATTCACCGTATCTGGAATTAGAGACCATCAATAAGTCAACACTCCACATTAAAATTAATCTTGTAATCTCAGTCGCAGTTGCATATAACAGCAACCCGGCTTCTCTCGATAACCTCGAGCAGCTCGTAATAAGTGTTCTGAAGGTGATCCCAGCAGGGTACACAGTCGGAGCGGTTGAAAAACCAACAGTAACTCAAGTTGGCCCTTCCAATGTATTGGTGGCCGATATCAGGGTTTCTACCTACTACACACAAACAAACTAAAGGAAAATAATATGGCAACCGTAGTAATCACAGGGCGC